CAAGTTTTTCAATATCGCCTCCACCAAACGTGGCTGCAGAGTTTAAATTTGGTGACGATGCATTAGCACACAGTAGCGAAGATGATGTTACTCTATTACATACATTTACTGGATATTTTAATTCTAACACTGGATATAAAGTATCATTTTGGATTTACCCAACCTCTTTCCCAGGTGGTAATAATCCGATGTCAGTACTCTTTGCACCATTTACAAAAATATTCTTTACCGCTGATACAGGTAATGTTAGGTTCCAGTATGGTGGTGCACCAGTTGTTACTTCTGATACTAACTTAATCGTTAATCAATGGAACCATGTAGAAGTAGAACATTATACAAACCTTATTCGTATTAATGTTAATGGCTTATATGGTACACAAGAAACTCGCGGAGCAGGTAACGTTGCATTCCCAGGACATACATATCGAGCTGGTGATGCTCAAGGTAACGAATCAGTATTTGATGGAGCTAACAGAAGCTTCCTTGGATACTTAGACAATGTAACTTGGGAAACAACAGGCGATATGCCTACCGCGTCTAGTGGTGATCCATATACGATACCAACAACTGCAAGAACAGGTGATTTATTTACCAAGAACTTTGATAAGGATCTTCCAGTAGCCTCAATAACAGTGACTGACGGCGAGGTAATTTCTATTGATGTTACTTCTGGTGGATCTGGATATACTACGACTCCAATTGTTACTATTGATGATCCTGACGATAGTCCGGCATCATTTGTTGCTTCGGTTACACCAACGTTGGTAGATGGCGCCATAGACTCAATCATAATAAATAGTCCAGGAAAGTTCTATGCGAATGCTCCTTTAATTAATATATCTGCACCAACATCGACTCAGGCAACTGCTATAGCAAACGTCGGTAATAACGGAGATATACAATCAATAACTATAACCGACGCAGGATTAGGATATAGAAATCCACCTGCAGTGACTATATCTTCTCCAGACTTTGGATCAATTCCATACCAAGACATTGAGTTTGATGACAACTGGGGTATTATTAAAACCATAGTGAGTGAATAATATGAATGATAAGATAGCTGAAAACCTCGGATTGAGACCACTTTCAGAAATTAGAGAAGAAGAATTAGCTTCTACAGCCATTGAGGTTGTTGACGAAGACACTCTTCCTGCAATTACTATTGACGAAGATGACGAAAATCTTAAGGATCTCGCCAAAGTTCGTGAGAATATAGAAGGTGTTATTGAAATAGGAAATGAAGCAGTAAGAGAAATGCTCGAGATTGCAAAACAATCAGAACAACCAAGAGCATTTGAGGTTGTATCCACGTTGATGAAAACGATGTTAGATGCAAATAAAGATTTTGCTGATGTTTCAACTAAAAAGAAATTTGCTCAAGAAGAAATAAACGCACCTAAAGAGGCCGCACAAACCAACACAGTAAATAATAACTTGATTGTATCCACCGCGGATTTATTAAAAATGTTGAAAGATACTGGAAATGGGTGACGGTTATTTAGGAAACCAGCATCTTAAAAAGATTGGTGAAGAAATTGAATGGTCTCCTGACCTATTAAAAGAATATATGAAATGTGCACAAGATCCTATTTACTTTGCAAAAAATTATATTAAAATTGTACACGTTGATAAAGGATTAGTTCCATTTAAGATGTACGATTACCAAGAAAGCATTACGCGGAAAATTACAGACAATAGGCGCCTAGCAGTTTTAACGGCACGTCAGTCTGGTAAAACAACCACGGCGATGGCTATCATTTTACACTATGTTTTATTTAACGAATTTAAAACTGTTGCTATTTTGGCTAACAAAGGTGACGCTGCTCGAGAAGTTATGGCAAGAGTTAAGCTTGCATTTGAGGCATTACCTAAATGGCTGCAACAAGGGGTTGAAGAATGGAACAAAGGAAACATTGCACTTGAGAATGGTTGTCAAGTTTTGGCTGGTACTACGTCGTCAAGTGCTATTCGTGGTAAATCTGTTAATTTTCTATACCTTGATGAGGTTGCATTCATTGAAGGATATGACGAATTTTTCGCATCTGTTTATCCTACTATCTCGTCTGGCGAGTCAACAAAACTTTTAATGACTTCTACTCCAAATGGATTAAACCATTTTTGGAAAACATGTACTGGTGCAAAAGAAGGTACCAACGGTTATGAATACGAAGAAGTCATGTGGCACGATGTTCCAGGTCGCGATGAGAAATGGCGTAAGGAAACAATTGAAGCATTAGACCACGACGAAGAAAAGTTCAACCAAGAATATTGCTGCCAGTTTCTAGGTAGTTCTGGTACTCTTGTTGCAGGTTGGAAACTAAAAGAATTACTACATTCAGTACCAATAGGACAGCAAGATGGTTTTTTACAATACGAAAAGCCAGTCAAAGATCGTCAATATGCTATGACAGTCGATGTTGCTCGTGGTAAAGGTTTAGACTATTCATGTTTTTCAGTAATTGATATTACAGAAATGCCATATAAGCAAGTGGCAATGTTTAGAGATAACATGGTAGGACCAATTGATTTTGCATCGGTTGTTTATAGAATAGGACAAGTATATAATACCGCTGCAGTTTTAATAGAGGTTAACGATATTGGAGAACAGGTTGCTGATGTTCTCTTAATGGATTATGGTTATGAAAATATATTATACACTACAAACAATGGAAGAGCTGGTAAAATACTTACTGGTGGTTTTGGTAAAAAGGTAGATAATGGAATAAGAACAACTAAAAATGTTAAGGCGGTTGGATGTAGCATGCTTAAAATGCTAATTGAGCAAAACCAACTTATTATACAAGATTATGATACTATACAAGAAATTAGCCGTTTTTCTAAAAAAGCAAACTCATACGAAGCAGAGTCAGGATTTCACGACGATTTGGTTATGAACCTTGTTTTGTTTGCATGGATGACAGAACAACCTTATTTTAAAGATATGACTGACATAAATACACTTGTTAAGTTACGAGAGAAGACAGAAGAACAAATTGAGGAAGAATTATTACCTTTCGGTTTTATTGATGCTGGTGACGATTTTTATTATGAAGATGACGGCTTAGTGCTGTGATTATATAGAATACCATTTTTTATAAATAAGAACAGTAAGAAATAGATAAAAAAACAAGATTAACGCGTTTTCAATACATAAAGGAGAAAAATATGGCTTTTTCCGTAAGTCCCTCTGTTATAGTTCGGGAAGTTGATGCTTCTCAGGCAGTACCAGCCATCTCAAATCCACCTGCTGCAATAGCTGGTGTATTTAGATGGGGCCCGACTAACGAACCATTATTGCTATCATCAGAAAACCAACTCGTAGATCGTTTTGGAACACCTAATGATGACAATTACGAAACATTTTTTACAGCTGCTGATTACTTATCATATTCAAATGCGCTGTACGCTGTTCGTATAGATGATGGTTCTACCGAAGCTAACAGTACAACATTAGACATCACACTTGATGCAAACAACGACGTCGTTTCAGATGATAGTACCTATGGTGCTTTCGAAGCGAAGTATAAAGGTGAGCTTGGTAACTCACTAGAAGTTGCTTGGGTATCTTCAACCGGTTTCGAAAGTCCATTCGTTGCGGTAGCAGGAATTCCAACAAATAAAATTTCAGATGTAACATTAGATCAGGTTATTAACTTTAACTCTTCTAACGTTCAATTTGAAACAGCTAATACACAAAACCTCATGGATTTAGTTCCAGGTGATGTATTAGAAATCGGTAATGAGTCAATTGGTTACCAAGAAATGAGAGTTAGCACATTTACAGAGACAGCAGTAGAAGTTGAAGCAACTCCGGGAGATGCTAACACAGCATTCCTTGCTCTATACTCATATGACATCGAGTTCTTTAACAAATACACATTAGCTGAAACAGATTTAGCTAAACTATCAATGAAAAAGAAATGGCAACATGGAGCAACATTCTCTAAAAAGCCAGATGCAGGAAATATTCACGTAGCGGTTATTGACGCAGGTGGAGAAATTTCTGGTACTAAAGGATTTATACTAGAAAAATTCGAAAACATTTCAACAACAGAAGGTGCGGTTTCACCACAAGGTACGACTAATTACTACGGCACAGTGATTGAAAACTTCTCATCTTGGGTAAAAATTGCAAATACTGCCGTTATTGGCACAGCATCTACTTCGCTTGCTAAATACGAAAGAATGTCTGGTGCAACATCACCGGTTACAGAAGCAACTGCAACATTAGGTCAATTAGGCTTAGCATATGATACTTTAAGAAGTGCCAACGAAATCGACATTGCGTTCGTTCTTCAAGGTAAAGGCGATGATGCTGCAGTAAGAGCAAACTACATTGTTTCCAATATATGTGAAACAAGAAAAGATTGCGTTGCGTTTATATCACCATCTAAAGAAGCTGTTGTTGATGAGCTTAAAATGAATGCAAAACTTACTAATGCAATTGCATACCGTAACAAAATTCAAAACTCATCTTATTCATTCATTGATAGTGGATACAAATACCGATATGATAAGTACAATGACAAATATCGTTGGACTCCATTAAATGGTGACATGGCCGGATTGGCTGCTAGAGTTGAAGCATGGGAATCACCAGCTGGCTTTAGAAAAGGTATAATCAAAAATGTTGTTAAGTTAGCATTTAACCCTAACAAAGCAATGAGAGATTTATTGTATGGTTCAGACATCAACCCAGTTGTGTCACAGGTAGGACAAGGCATTGTACTATTTGGTGATAAAACAGGATTAGGTGTATCATCTGCGTTTGATCGCTTAAATGTTCGTAGGTTGTTTATCGCGGTTGAGAAATCTATCGCTACAGCAGCTCAAAGCTTCTTGTTTGAATTGAACGACGAATTCACGCAAACACAGTTTAGAAACATTGTAGATCCATTCTTACGCGATATCCAAGGAAGACGTGGTATTATTGATTACCGAGTAATCAGTGACTCAACCGTTAATACTCCTGAGGTAATTGACCAAAATAAATTCCGCGCAAGCATATTCATTAAACCAGCACGTTCTATTAACGTAATCGAATTAACATTCGTTGCAACTAGAACTGGTATTGAATTTGACGAAATTGTCGGTCAGTTAACTTAAATAAATAAGAATAGAAAATAGGAGAAACAAAATGGCATTCAATATCAACCAGTTCAAATCAGAGCTCGTCGGTGGCGGTGCACGTCCTACCCTGTTCCAATGTCAAATCACTAACCCAATTGCTCCAGAAGCTGACATCAAAACTCCGTTTATGATACGCTCAGCAGGGATCCCAGAATCCATTGTGGGGCAATTTGTGGTACCTTACTTCGGCCGTCAGGTCAAGTATGCCGGTGATAGAACATTCGCAGATTGGTCCGTGACCGTAATCAACGATGAAGATTTTGCAGTACGAAATGCAATGGAAGCTTGGTCAAACGCGATTAACTCGCATGACTCAAACACCAGAGCATTACCACAAGACTATAAATCAACTGGGCAAATTACCCAGTTCAGTAAAGATGGTTCAATTC